TCTACCTGAGTTTAAAAGAATTTGATTTCCAGTGTATTGATTTACATTAGTAGGTGGTTGGGTAGTATTTGTTGAGAATGAAAAATTATTTGTACTTGAAGCAAATAAAGGGACAATTTGATTAGAAGTTAAATAAATAGATGTTAAATCATTATTTATATCTTCAACTACAGGGATCCATGGATCAGTATTATATTCAGCTTGACCATTTCTTATTATAGTTATTGGGTCACCATTTGAGCCAGTAGAAGACCAATTATTAGGAATATAAGAATTATTAACTGTTGACCCTAATCGTATTGAATTACCCCATCTACCCTCATAAATTATATCTCCTTCATATGGTAATAAGGGATGTGTCTCTATTCTTTCACTAAAGGTTTTACCTAAATAGATCTCAGAGTTATTATCTTCTATTTGTCTAACAGCTCCTTGAAATGAATCTTGGTAATCAGCCTGTTGATTTAAATCATTTGATGGATCATTATCAAACCCAGGCATAGCATTATGTATTTGGCTATTCCACATGTTAAGTGGAGGAAAATAATAATATGAATTAGTTGATAAATTTAGAGATATATTTGGGTTAGGTAATTGAGCTATATATATAATCTCATTAATTAATGGATAATTTTTAATATTTGGAAAAATAGGTATAGCAAATTGATTTTGATTAAACCCACTCCCGGATATTGGGTTATTAGTATACTCCCAGAATATAGTACCTATACTACTCCAGTCCCCAAATTTATTAAATAAATGTCTATTATTAACACCATTTACTTCTTCAGAATCATCAAGTATTATATATTTTACTCTAGCCGCTATAAGAGTACCTATTCCAGATGTTGATTGAGGATTAGTGTTTACTTTAGAGGTATTTCCTGTTGTGTAAACAACATTATTCATTCCAACTGTTCCAAATGATATATCTATACCCATTATTCTTCAGTTTTAAACTTATCTATTTCAGCTAACAATTGTTGTTTTTCTTCTTCAGAAATACCAAATCCACCATCAGTATTATTAGCATTATTATTCATAATACGCTGGATGATAGTGGCCATTTTGATTAATTGTTCATCATTTTTAACACTTATTTCTAAGTACTCTTTAATTAAAGGAACAATTAATGTAGCATCACCTATACTCTGAACAAGTGGTTTAAGTTCTGATATTAATATAGATATTTGTTTTTCTTTTTTCTTTTGGTTATCATAGATCTCCTCTAATAAATCAGAGAATTTCTTTTTACCAAAAACAACATTATCTAAACCATTACTCATATATTTATTTTATTTATAAATATTAATGATGGAAATCTGTATATCCGTTTTCTAAATAGAAAAAATAATGCTGCTTAAATATAGTATATAATTTATCGGCTATCTTAGTGATTTTAGGGGTTTTAGCATCAATAATTTCACGAATGTATATATACAACGCTTTTTTATTAAAGATGTCTATACTCTCACGTTTACGGAATAACTCTAAAATAGCATCAGCTATCTGGGCATCATTTTCTTTTGGGAATAAAGTAAAGATATTTTTAGTACAATATAAGACATATTCATCTAAAAAATTAGATAATTTATCTTGGGCTGATCCTTCTTCAATTGAATATGAAAAATTTTCATTTGATTCAATTTCTTCAATAGGTGCTTTATCTACTCGTTTTTTATAATTTTTAGTATTAGTAATAATTAAATAACGTTTAGCAATGGTGCCAAAATATGAATATGCTTTAGCTCCCTTTTCTGGGTTGAATAGATGAATTTTTGAAAGTAAAAATGTAATTACTTCATGTTGTAAATCTGAGATATTATCAACTTCTGTGTAATAAAATTTAAAAGTATGGATAATATTTTCTGTTAATTTAAAGAAAGCGTAATGTATACGTGTTCTATAAATTCTATCTTTCTCATCATAATCAGTTGTATTATTATATAGTACAATAGCGTCTTCAGTATCTTGAGTAAAATATTGATTTGATTTTTTCTTAACTTTCACCTCTATCATAAATTTTTAATTTTAAAAGCATTTAATATGTCTTGTAATTGTTTAATTTGTTTAAAGAAAAAACCAACTTCATCATCAGATTCAAATGATCCTCTAGCATCTACTTCTTTAAGTTTCTTATCAGCGAAATCAATTGTGTCTGATATTTTATTTAGATAAGACATGTAACCTGCTAAAATATCTTCTTGTCGCTCATTCTTTTTAAGAAGATTAAAGGTCGTGTATCCTAAGATCACGACCATTATTCCTAATATTATTGTTAATACTATCATAAATCATTTAACATATTCATTAGTCCTGTACTTTCAATTGAACCTAATGTTTTAGTTTTAATTGTTTGTTTAGAAGTTTGTTGAGGTGCTTTAGTGACAGTAAAATTATTTGTTTTCTTAACTTCACCTTTTAATTTTGGATTCCACTCATGTTCAAACTCAATACGAGCGGCCATTAAATCAGCTTGATGAATAATGTAAATCAATGAAGTACGAGGTTTAGTTTCTGGTGACCAAGACATTAAGTATGGTTTATTAGCATCATCATATAAACCATCATGTAATTTAATTGCTAACCACTCATTTTTAGATACTGAGATACCATGAGAAAGTAATAAATGTAAACTACGATCTGGTACTGACATGAATTCTAAACGATCATTGAATTTATAATCTTCACCTAATTTATCTCGTCTCCATTGATCATCCTGAGGGATGTAAGCATCATTATGTTCATCACCCATTTTACCTAAATCATGATTTAAAGCTGCAAATACTAATTCTTCTTCAGTATAAGTGGAAGTATCTACTCCCATTTCAACCCAAACTTTATTTAATTTAAGAGCACAATCAACAACTCGTAATACGTGATCTATATAACCACCTGGGAAAGCGTTATGATATTCTTTCTTATGAGCTGCTGGCATTAACATAAGACGTTCTGAGTACTCAGAGTAAAAATCTAATAATTGTGAACGACGTGGTTCACTGATATATGATTTAATTGTTTCCTCTAAATCAACCCAGTTTTGTTGGATTTGTTCTGCTGTTAATTTCATAATTACACATTGTATATTGTCTGTTCAGATTCAACAAACAAACGAGTTTGGTCTACAGTTTCTCTTAATATCTCTAAGAGTTTAATATACTCTTCTATTGGTTGTTGGTTTTTAACAACAAAATTTAATTGGTTAGTAATACTATCAATTTTATCTAATTGATGTAAAACATTATTTTTATTTTTCATAATAAATTATTTTAATAGGATGTTTCATTATATCCGTAGCTACCTTAGTCACATTTCTTTTTCTCTACATTTATATATTGTTTCATAACTCGTAGTTATAATGTAAATAGTGAAAATATAAAAGCCAAGCTATTTTTAAGAGAGGTTTACTATATCATGAATTTTCTGAAGGTATGAGCATTTTTCATACTCCTCCTCAGAGATAAAGTAATCTATAGCTAGGTTGAGAGCTTTTTTAAAATCAACATCAGCGTAAAACTTAAGACACTCAATATGAAAAGAATTATCAACTTCTATTTTAGACAAATTATCTAAAGCTCTATTGAATACCATATAACACCCAGCTTTTTCAATATCATTGATATCAAGTTGAGGATCTGAGGTTTCAAAAAATTTAAGTAATTGTTGACCAAATGTTTGATAGTTTAGTATTAACTTCTTAAACATTCCCATCCATACAGCTGGGTACTCAGATAAATTTATCTGTATACTCTCATCTTTTTCTTCTTCAGGTGATTTAAATAAATTAAATATTTCTTCAATACCCATATATATAAATATACGATAAGTAGGGAAATAGCGGCTTTAAGCCGCTTTCATGATATAATCAACCCTTTAATAATTGTTTTGTATTTTGCGTTTTTAATTTACTTATTTCATCTTCTAAATACTCTATACGTTTATGTAGTGTGTAAAGATAAGTGATTGAAATAATAGTTTCAATAAGTAAAACACCTGTTAGTATTAACATAATAATAAATTTAGTGCGCCCTACAAGATTCGAACTTGTGACCTTCACATTATGAGTGTGTTGCTACTAACCACTGAGCTAAGGGCGCTATTTGTACTCAAGGTAGGACTTGCACCTACACACTCTTTTGAGTTAGAAAAATCTAGCGTCTTCTATCGGATTACCATGGTAATCTCGCTTTCGCCACTTGAGCATTCTATATATTGTTAATATAGTATTAATTTATTATAAAACCAAATTATTTTGACGGAAAAACCGGGTTAAACCCGGCTTTAAACGTCTACCTATTAGGCTGCGAACTCAGCTGCCAACTCGTATAATTTGGCGTTTAAATCCAAATCTTGGCGGAAGTTTTTAATTTTACGAGCTTTACGAACTTTAGCTCCAACTGTATAATTAAACATTCCTTGAGTAATTTTTTCTTGAACTGTATTAAATACACTCCATAAATCAGTACCACGATCTTCAGGGCGAGTTGGTGTTACTAAGTCATTATAATCAATAGCGATATTTTGCGCTTGTTCTTCACCAAAACGTACTTGAATAGCTTTTTTAGCAAACTCAATAATTGTCTCCTGATCCAGTTGGGTTTGTTTAAATTTATTCATTGATTCAACTGCTAATGGGAGTGCTTCAACCATACTAGTGATTACTTTTTCTAACTCATCAAAATCATAACCATAGTGACGAATCTTCATATTCTCAAATTCTTGAGTTGAAATCACTAAACCATTCTCACATACTAAACGAAATAAACCAGCTGTGAATGTAAATGCATTTTTACCATCATGACTATTAGTTAATAGAATTTGTGGGAACACATTATCACCATCTTCACCATTAATGAATAAATCATTATTGCGGAACACAACTAGGTGTTTTTGATAACCATCACCTTTACGAGCACGTACTTGTTTAGCATCAACTACACCCCAACCTAAAGCACTCATATCATCTATGATACGTTCTGTTGAAATATGTGAATATTTTTGACTTGTACCTGGAGCAGAATCAGTAGTGAAAATTGATTTTGCTTTTTCTTTAATTTCCTCTTTAGTCAGGAATTGACTGTTGTTTAAATCTAGTGGCATAACCTTTATTTTTTATTTATTTAAATATAATTAACTTATCCTGTGAAGCCAAACCTTAATTAAAAATGATTGTCAAAACAATATAGAACGCGAAATTAATAGTTATGTTACCAAAGAAACTAACCATTTCCTCTTTAAATGTTGGTTTAACTTTAGCTTTTTTATTCGCGATTACTCGAGCGATTACTGCCATCAAAATCAAAATTGCAATTACTGTTGTGTTCATAGTTGTTATTATTAATTATTATGAACTAAATATAACATCAACTCACCAGGAAGCCAAACACTCACCCGGAAAGGTTACAAGAAAATACTAGAACATTGGAAATTAATGGATTAGATAATTTCTAGGGTAACATCATCACCTACTTCAC